AAGTGGGGTGCACTTGGTTTAGGTGTGCTTCTTGGAGTGTCTCATTTTAGTATGATTGGTTTACTATCAAACCGTAAAACACTTCCAAAGATAAATCTACCTGTTGGGCCATACACAGCATATGAGGTAGAGGCATCTCATGATGGATATCGCATCAGTTATAGAGCGAATGATCCAAAGGTTATGACCGTTCAAAAAGACATCAAGACAAAAGCAGGGTTTCTTGGTTTAGGAAATAATAAGACAAGAATTCAAGAGGAATATACAGTTATCGGAACTGAACATATTGGTGGAGGAAGTAACGAAAATAAGATCAGTGCAGCACAAGCAGAGTGTATCAAAGCACAAGGAGGAGGAGAGCAAACAGGAAGGATTGTTGGTGGTAGTGTTGGTACTATTGCTGCTGCTCCTCTTGCCAATGTCCCCGTTGTTGGTTGGGTTCTTGCTGGTGCTGCGACGATGATAGGTATGAATGAAGGTGCAGAAATTGGTGGCAACATGGCAAAAGATCTAACTGACGCATGCAAGTTGACTAAATAATAATACAAAACTCGTAAACATGACACCATCTCAGATTACCGCTTTAGAACACGCTGGCGTTAAAGTCGAAGACGCTGAAGGTAAGCTGCGTTTCGAGTTCATCGACATCATCAAACCAGAACCGATGAGGTCGCCAAAATCAAATATCGAATATGTCGATCCATTAGAAGAGGCAACCAAATTACCAGATTACAATAAAGTTGGAAATATAATCGACGTATATCTGGCTTGGAGAGGAGGAAACTATATGATAAAAATGTTTTTCCCTTCAGTCAAAAAACCATCCCGTAGAGAAGTACAGATACAAATGCACAAAGTGTATCCCGGTGCTAAACTCTATAATTACCAAGTATCCAGTCATGACCCCGGAGAACCAATCCTCCAGACAACAAGAGGATAACAAAAATTTAAAGAAAGAAATAGAGAAATTAAATAAAGTAATTGAACTGCAACAAAAGACAATCGAACACGACAAAAAATTTATGATTTAATTATGGCAGTTGATAATGTATACCTTGGCAATCCGAACCTAAAGAAAGCCAATACACAAATTGAATTTACACAAGAACAAATTTTAGAGTTTGTTGCATGTAGACATGATCCAGTTTATTTTGCAAAAAAGTATATAAAGATTGTTTCACTTGATGAAGGTCTTGTTAATTTTGATCTTTATCCTTTCCAAGAAAAATTAGTAAGAAACTTCCATGAAAACCGTTTTAACATCTGTAAGATGCCTCGGCAGACGGGTAAATCCACTACAGTTGTATCTTATTTGCTACACTACGCAGTTTTTAATGATAACGTTAATATTGCTATACTTGCGAACAAGGCCTCTACTGCCAGAGATTTATTAGGTAGATTGCAACTCGCATATGAGAACTTGCCAAAATGGATGCAACAGGGTATACTTGCATGGAACAAAGGATCATTAGAATTAGAAAATGGATCAAAAATACTCGCTGCATCTACGTCTGCATCTGCTGTCCGAGGTGGATCCTATAATGTCATCTTTCTTGACGAGTTCGCTTTCATCCCGAATCACATTGCTGACCAATTCTTTGCATCTGTTTATCCTACTATATCATCTGGGCAAAAAACAAAAGTGATAATTGTATCCACACCACATGGTATGAATCACTTCTACCGAATGTGGCATGATGCTGAAGCAAGCAAGAATGAATATATTCCTACTGATGTTCATTGGTCAGAAGTTCCGGGTAGAGATGAGAAGTGGAGACAACAAACGATTGCAAACACATCTGAAGCTCAGTTCAAGGTTGAGTTTGAGTGCGAATTTCTTGGATCTGTTGATACTCTTATTGCACCAAGTAAACTGAGGTCTCTAATATATGAGAATCCACGTAAGTCAAACGCAGGATTAGACGTATATAAAGAACCAGAACAAAAACATGATTATTTAATAACAGTTGACGTTGCAAGAGGTGTAGAGAAAGATTACTCAGCCTTTGTAGTCACTGATATTACTAAGTTTCCTCATAATATTGTTGCTAAGTATCGAAATAATCAAGTGAAACCAATGTTATTTCCAAGTATCATATACGACATAGCAACAAGTTATAATAATGCATTTATATTATGTGAGGTAAATGATATTGGTGATCAGGTTGCATCTATAATTAATTACGATCTTGAATACGAAAACTTATTGATGTGTTCAATGAGAGGTCGTGCTGGTCAAATTGTAGGACAAGGATTCTCAGGAAAGAAGACACAACTTGGTGTTAAGATGTCAAAGACTGTCAAGAAAGTCGGATCACTCAATCTCAAGACAATGATAGAGAGTGACAAATTACTCTTTTCAGACTATGATATACTAAGTGAGTTGACAACTTTTATTCAAAAGAACAACTCGTTTGAAGCTGAGGAAGGTTGTAATGATGATCTTGCCATGTGTTTAGTCATATACGCATGGTTGGTTCAACAAGATTACTTCAAAGAACTCACTGACCAAGATGTAAGAAAGAGATTATATGATGAACAAAAAAATCAAATCGAGCAAGATATGTCTCCGTTTGGTTTTATTTCAGATGGCCTTGAAGATGATTCCTTTGTTGACGCAGAGGGTGATCGTTGGAAGGTTGATGAATACGGCGATCGTTCTTTTATGTGGGAGTACATGTAATGATTTCATTTTTACTTTTCAGTTCTAGTTTTTTAAATTTTGCATTTTACATTTATGCAATCGGATTTGTGGTCGCATTAGTATTGGAACAGTTTGTCAAAAATTCTGACAATGAAAGAAACATTTATATCGTGGAGACGAATAGGAAATATCTTTGGAGGCAAGCATGGGTCATAAATATACTCTGGTTTCTAACAAACATAGGATTATTCATCGCTTCAAGAAATGTTCAACCCACAGGATATGATTCGTTTTGGGATGGTGCGTTGTAGACTCTTCCCTAAAGTGTGCAAACAATAAATAATTTCTAGATTAAACTGAGAACTCGGAGAAAAACATGGCGACTCCTCAATTATCTCCCGGCGTACTGGTCAGAGAGGTTGATTTAACAGTAGGAAGAGCAGATAATGTATTAGACAATATCGGCGCGATAGCAGGCCCATTTCGTCTTGGCCCAATTGACACACCTATTCAAGTTTCTAATGAAGAGGAACTAATAAAGAATTTTGGAAAACCATTATCGACAGATAGGCAATATGAATATTGGATGAGTGCTGCATCATTCTTATCCTATGGTGGTGTACTTAAAGTGGTAAGAGCAGATGATGATGATTTAGGAAACGCAAACGCAGGTGTTGGTATCGCATCAACAACAGTCATTGGCGCAACAGGTGGTTTAAAGATAGAAAGTTTTGATGATTATCAAGAAAATCATACTTCTGATACTTCATTCTACTATGCGGGTAAGCATCCCGGATCATGGGCAAACGGATTAAAAGTATGTCAGATAGATGATCAGGCAGATCAAATAATAGGAATAAACACAACAAGTTTAGAAGATTACGGTTGTACGATCGGTGCTGGTGTTACTGCTGCACTTACGAATCTTGTGATACCGGGAGCTGGAACAACATCAACATTTACAGGACACCTGAAAGGGATTGTTACTGGAGTATCAACTGATGCCACAAACGGTGACTCTAAGTTCGATGTTAAGATCGTGTCTAGAGTATCAAGTGCAGGAACAGAGTTTCCAATATCTTACGCAACAAATTCACTGACAAATTCATTCAAGACTACAACTGAGGGTGCAGGTGCTGGTATCGCAGCAACAACTGTATTCTTCGTTAATAGTTCCGGTATTAATACTGGTGCACCTAATGCAGCAAACACAGCTGTATCTGCAGAGATTGTAACAGCAGTTGACTGGTATGATCAACAAACACTTGGACTTGAAAACTCAACAGTATTCTGGAAGTCTCTTGCACCAAGACCTACAACTAATAAGTACGTTTCGGATAGAGGTGGTAAGAATGACGGAATTCACGTTGCAGTTGTTGATGATCTTGGAACAATCACAGGTATTCAAGGAAATATTCTTGAGAAGTTCACTGGATTATCAAAAGCAAAAGATGCAATCTCAAACGTAAATTCACCTGAGAGAATATATTACAAAGATTTCATTGCTAATAGAGCAGAGAATATCTACGCTGGATTTAATCCATCACAGTCTGAGGATACATTCCATAACACACTCCCAGTTGCAACTGGATTTGGAACAGGATTTGTAGCAAACACAACCGCACAAGGTTTGTGGAGTCAAAACGCACAAAGCACAACATTCGCTGGTATAGGTAACGTCACTTATTCACTAGGTGGTGGTACAGATTACTCCAGTGTTTCAGGTAAGATTCCTGCTCCCGGAGAAAATGGCTCAATGTTAGCAACTCTTGGAGATCTTAAGACTGCATATGACACTTTATCAAATAAAGATGAGCAAGCAGTTGATTTCTTAATCATGGGGCCAGGATGCAGCACAAGAGATTTATCTCAATCAAAAGCAAATCACTTGATTGGAATCGCTGAAGCAAGGAAAGATTGCATGGCAACAATAGGGCCACATAGAGGAGATCTTGTTAACATCTCAAACTCAACAACTCAAACAAATAATCTACTTGAATATTACAGTCCACTTACATCATCATCATTTGTTACATTTGATAGTGGATATAAGTACATGTTTGACAGATTCAATAATGAGTTTAGATTTGTTCCTACCAATGGAGATACTGCAGGACTTATGGTCAGAACTGCAATTGAATCATTCCCATGGTTCTCACCCGCAGGTGAACAAAGAGGTGTGATTAATAATGCAATCAAACTTGCATATAATCCAACAAAAGATCAAAGAGATCAATTATATCCACAAAGAATAAATTCTTATATCACAAAACCCGGAGTTGGAACACTTCTGTTCGGTGATAAAACTGGATTATCATTTGCATCCGCATTTGATAGAATCAACGTTCGTCGTTTGTTCTTAACAATTGAACAAGCTCTTGAGAGTGCTGCTGAAGCACAACTCTTTGAGTTAAATGATGAACTCACAAGAGCAAACTTCAGAAACATTGTTGAACCATTCTTAAGGGATGTGGAAGCAAAACGAGGTCTATCCGGATTCTTAGTCATTTGCGACACTTCCAATAACACTCCTGATGTTATTGACAACAATGAATTTAGAGCTGACATCTTCTTAAAACCAGCAAGATCTATCAACTACGTCACACTAACGTTTGTTGCTACAAGAACTGGCGTAAGTTTTGAAGAAGTAGCAGGTCGAGTTTAATTAAATAAATAACTAAAGGAGATCAAGAACCATGGCAACAACAAGAGAAAACAAAACAATTTCTCAATTTAAATCTCAACTTATCGGTGGTGGTGCAAGACCTAATCTGTTCGAGGTGGAACTTACCACCTTACCAGCTGGGATTGCATGGCCTGCAGATAACTTCAGATATATGTGTAAGGCAGCACAGTTACCTGCCTCAGTCATTGCTAATATAGATATACCATTTAGGGGTCGTATTTTTAAAGTTGCTGGAGACAGAACTATCGAACCTTGGAGTATTACTATCATTAATGATGAAGACTTCAGAATTAGAAAGGCAATGGAAGAGTGGGTCGATCTAATCGCAAAACTAGAAAATAATCTAGGTGCGACAGATCCAAGTGCCTACATGGTAAATGCTAAAGTATTCCAACTTGGTAGAGGATCAACACCAAGTTCAAAAAATAATGCTGGTGATCGTAACGCAGTATTACGCGAATATGAGTTTATCGACATATTTCCTACAAATGTTTCATCAATTGACCTATCTTACGATTCTTCTGATACAATAGAAGAGTTTGTAGTTGACTTCCAAGTTCAGTCATTCGCATTCGTTGATGCAGGTGGCCCTAACGGTTAACTAAATAGATAAAATAGTATAAATCATGTCTAAGTTATTTGGGTTCTCGATAGAGGACACAGAACCACTTTCTCCAAATGTAGTCTCACCTATTCCTCCAAATAGAGAGGATGAGTCAGACTATTATATGAGTAGTGGTTTTTTTGGTTCTTATGTTGACATTGAAGGTGTATTTAAAACTGAATT